TTTCATAATGAAATGATATTCATCACGAATTTTCTTTTTAATCGATTCTGGTTGTTCAAGTTTATCTAGTACAATTTGAACTGGATAATCACCATCTTCAAAAACTAAAGATTCGTTTACAATATCTTCAATCGCAGCATCACATTCTGGCTGAAGTGCCATTTCGCGATATTTTTTAATTAAATCAGCATCGGATCTAATTTGACCTTCTAGATCAATATAAGTTCCATATACCCCACCCCCAGCTATAGATACTGATGCATCGTCATCGTTTGGTGGAACAAAAGATTTTAATTTTTCTGAATCGGCATCATCTTTACCGATCTTGTATCCAAAAAGTTTTATGGCCATTTTTTATTCCTGAAAAGCAAATGGGGGCGTAATAGCCCCCATTCTGACACTATTACGCATCTATTTATGTATGCGTAAAATTCATATTTTTATATTAATCAACCAAAACGTGCCTCGCCTAGTGTTATTCTTGCTGTCCCTGAAATTGAATCTGCCGGCACTGGAGCATCTCCTTCAACGTTAACTGTATCACCAACAAGAAGATGACCGAATAAAAACGTAACAGTAAATTCTTGAATTGCGTCAGTTGTTTCATAAGACAAATCAATAGCCGAAACATCTGTTGGAAATGCATCGACCAATTGATATCTACGACTAGCATTTCCATTAATTTTCAAGTGTGCAATATCAATTGGAACTTTATAATCAATCTCTTGAGTTGAACGAATATCTTGTGTTGCATCTGGATTATTAATATAAGCTAACCAACGATCAAACGCTTTACGCATAAGTTGAGTATTATCATTAACTATTGTCATTGACCATTCAGCATAAGTTCTATCACCAGGTAATTTAATTTTTCTTCCTCTAAAAGGAACTTCGATAACACCAACAGTGAATGCTGGAATAGACATAGATTTTGCAAGAATTTTAACTCTATTCGAAACCTCAGTACTAACATTTATTTGAGGAAATGTTAAATTTACTTCAAATAAATTTGATTTTGCTCCAGCTTCGAGTGCCGTTCTAAATCTTGAAATATTAAAAAAGCTATCGCTCATGATTATTCCTTATGTTTGATATTTTTATTATAGTTCAGTGTAAACAAAATAATCATAAGACCAAGTACAAGTAAATTCTTCTAGAGTATCAGTAGAATCATATGATAACTCGATAGAAGAAATATCACTTGGCCAAGCATTATATAATGTACAGTAATACACTCTACTTCCGCTTAGATCATATTGAGTTACTGTGATAGTTCCAAAGTCTGTATCAGAAGCACCAGTATTTACTGCGACAGCATTTGTGTCACCAAGATTCGTTGGTGCATATAATGTTTGCAACTTTTCTAATGCTTCTCTAATTTTTTGATTCTGATCTGACATAATAGTAGTTGTCCAGTCAGAAAAAGTTCTATCTCCATCAATTTTATATCGACGACCTGCAACAAATGGTATTTCAATTACTCCAACAGTAGATCCTGGTAATTGAGCAGCTTTACATAAATATTGAAATTTATTTAATAGTGCATCATCTGTAAAACTTGGAACTGTCAATTCTACAGTAAATAGATTAGATCTAGCTCCCGTCGCAATCGCGACTTTTAATTCTTCTAACGTGCTAAATGCCATTTTTGTTCTCCGTTATTTTTATATATTAAAGTTTAACCACCAGTAACTTCATTAAATGCAACGGCTCCAGCAACAGAAACAAAATTAAGTTGAACAAAGTTGACAGATCTAATTGGTTGAACAAAAATATCACAAACAAACTCATTACTATTAATAACAGTAGGTGTATTGTTTCTTTCGTCGCAAACCACACTAAATGCTGTGATTCCTCTTCTAGCCTGCACACTTCTTAGATAAGGAACAATTAGATTAACAAAATTTGCTCTTGTTGTTGCATCGTTAGCGTCGAACAATACTGCATTAGCCGCGTCGGAAATTGTTTTTTGAAGTTCGATGAACAATTTACGAACGTTAATTCTATTTGTTGAAATAGCTTTTGTAGTAAATGTTTTGTCTCCGAATAAAACTGTTCCGCGACCAATTTGTGTAAACACTGGATTGACTGCTGTTTTATATAATGTGTCTCTTTCAGCTTGACTAGGATTAAATGCCAATCTAATCAAATTCTGAATTGATCCATTTGCGTATCCTGCAGGAGATAACCAAGGATCTCTAATAGTATCATTTCTAGCAATAATACCCGCAACGTCAGGATTTAGTGGAACGTATGCATATGCATCATTATACTTATCATATTGATATTTCCATCCGCTATCAGCAAAAACATATGTAGATCTTGTAATAGTATCCGCCCATGTAGAAATATCTCGCGCCTCATTTCCCGGATTATTTACGACAGCCGCTCTTATTGGAGAAATACATGCAACAACGTCCTTTCTTTCTTCAACAACGTCAGAAATAATTCTATTTACAACAGAAGCATTTGATTGTCCTGCAATAATTATTGCTGCTGGATTTTCTTGCTTATTTGAAAGTTTGCTGTATGCAGTAATTTTATCACCATCAGTCACTGTAGCTCCGTCTGATCCTCCAGCTAAGGAATATGTCTTTGGCTTTGTAACTGCTGTGTATGTGACACCAGCTCCAGAAGTAACGAATGCGTTACCCCAGTTGGTTCCAGAAGTATCGTGGGCTCCCCACCAAATATATTGCGAACGGTCGTTGATAACTGTTTTGTAAAAGTTTGTACCGCCATTGTCTGATTTAGCATTAGAACCTTTTGAAAGGGATGCAAACTTTTCTAAAACTACTCCCGCAGTTCCAGTAATGTCTCCCTTTTCGTCTACAACAACCACATGCAATTCGTCTCCAGATGCACCTTGCGCTGTCGCCATTGTTGTTGTTCCTGGAGCAGCATCAAACTCGGTAAAGTATTCCCATCTACGAGTTGCTGATGCGGCTGTTGCACCAGTCAAATGTGCAGTTTCTAAAGTAAATGCAGTTGCATTAACTGTATTTGCAACTCTTAACGTGCGTCCGTTTAGAGTAACATAGTCACCAATTGTTAGTTCTGTATTAGCTGCAGAGCCAGATCCGATAACTAATGTTCCACCAACAGCAACTGAGAATGTTCCTGTTAGATTCGAAGACCATGCGCTTGCGCTAGGACAAATAGAAACTTTAAGAGAGTTTCCTAATGCGCCGGCGTATCTAGCGATCCATGGTCCGACGTTAAATGATGTTGTATTTAAATAAACGTCTGGGTTTTTAACTAGAATACCAGTACCAGTTGTACCAGAACCAGTTGACGCCTCAGCAGTAGCATTTAATGGAGTGTTTGCTGTTCTTACAACAAACAATTGGCTTGAATATCCCAAAAAATTTGCTGCTGAAAGAAAGTCAACAATATTATTTTGATTCGGTCTTCCAAATTTTGTAACTAGATCGCTTTCGGAACTAACTAATGTTGGAAATTCAATTGCTCCCCAACGAAATTGTCCAGCAATTCCTCCAGCAGAACCCGCATTCACAACGCGAGAAGAAACCAAATCTTGTTCGGTAATTTTGATTCCTGGTGAGATTAAACTAATAGCCATTTTTTTCTCCTAGTTTTTTAGTAATTTTATAATTTGAGTGTTTACTTCAATTTATTTATAAAAAATCACTTTTGTGTGCGTTTGATAGTTCCCAAACTTCTCCACCAGAATCAATAAATTGTGTCTCTTCTTTTCCATTATTTATAAATCCAAAAGGCACAATCTCATCTTCAATCATTTTAATTCTAGTATCATATAATTCTTTTCTTATATTTATATTTGTCAATTCTTTGAAGTATGAATTTGTTGTTAGCCATGCAAATAGCACTAAAGGCATGACTAGATCATCATGATATCCTTCATCAGCAGCAAAACTATCACGCTTTTGAATAAATGTTGAAATTTCTGAAATTGTGTCTGCGTCATTGATTAGAAGTTTCTTTTCTTCAAGCATTGATTTAAAATTTGAACAACCAATTCTTTTTACTTTTTTATCTGTAATAACACCAAGTTGTGTTTTTCCTCCACCAAAACCACCATTAACAATTTGCCCCTGTGATGTTCTAGATACGGATATTACATTTTCATATTCATATTCACTATAAAGAATTTCTGCCACTTGTTCCGAAGTATTAATTTCAATTAGAACATATGCTTCATTATATTCTTTTCCAACTTTGTTTATAACTGATGGATATAGTAGTGGACTAATTTCATTGTTCCTATACTTACCAACCATCATATATGGCATTTTTGTGACATCTAGAATAACGAATGCTGAGTAGTCTCCGCCAACACCTTTAGCTGTATCTGCAACAATAACATATGAATGATCTTTTTCTACTTTTTCATATATGTCTAAACCATCTTTTGAATAAATGATTTGATTAGCTGACATTTGACCAATCGTATCAGAAGAAATCAAGGTCATGCTTGAACCAAGAAAGTTACATAAAACTTCTTGATTGAATTTGATCTCACCTAATAATTTTCTTTGTGTCTCTGCCCATACATCATCTCTACCGGGAATCTCCCAATACGGAATGAATAGATTCACAAATCCATTTCTATCATTTTCAGCATCATTCCAGAATTTCCAGAAATGATTATATCCTAAAGGAGTTGATGACAATAGAATCTTTGTAGTTTCACCAGCAGAGATTGTTGGATAGACTGACGTAAAGAATTGTTCCGCAATGTTATTTGGTATGATTGCTGCTTCATCAACATATAACATGTTTACGGATTTACCACGAATACCAGATGCACTTGTTGCTGCAGTAAACACAATAGATCCATTCTCTAATGCAATATCTCCTTTGTTCCAAGTAGTCACACCTTGTTGCAACCACTTGGGAAGATTTTCATACATGATTTGATAACGATATAAAACTTCTCTTGCTGCACTTGCTTTGTTTGCAAGAATCGCTACAGTCTTGCTTGATTGAAATAGTGTATACCAAAGAATGTATGCTGCAGAAGTTGTTGTCTTACCTTGTTGTCGACCTTCCATGAGAATGATTTTTCTATTCTCATGAATTATTTTTACTTTTTTCTTTTGACATTCGTAAAGTTTAAATGATTGAAGACCATGATCGAGTGTGACAATCTTACAATACTTTTCTATAAAATGAATAGGATCTTCCACGCATTTTAAATATTCTTCAACTTCTCCTCTACTAAAATTGATCTTTACGTTAGATGCTTTTAGTAAAGAATTTCCCAAATACGACTTTGGTGTTTCATTCATCTTTAGAATTAATAAGTTTTTGTAATTCTGCAGTGCTGCCAACAAATAGAGAATTATTTGTTACGTTTTGGGGTTGTTGTTGCAATGGCAAATCTTTGCCCTTAGCTTCTCTTACCTTTTTGCTTAGTTCAATCAAATCTTTATTTGTATCTGAAAGAGTTTTAATCAATTGACCAATGACTTCATATGCTCTAGGAGATTCGCCTTCTTTTGCAAGAAAGATAATATTTTCCATTGCGACTTTGCCATTTTCAATTAGACCACGAAGATTATCTCTTGCGTATTCATAATCAGAATCTACTGTTTGATGATCTTCATTTTTTGAAGGAATTATATCAATGATTGCATCTTGTGCAATTGCGGTCGATGGAATCTCAAAAATGCTATTTAATTTTTCATCTATAGTTTTTTTCATATGCCATTCTTTGTTTCAGTAATATTAAAAGATTCGTCTCCACTAAATGTTTGAGTGTTGACAATCACATTTTCAATAAAAAATCCCGTATTAACTTCAGCATTCGTAATGTACTTGAATTTATTGAGTGGTCCGAATAGATAACCCTTAACTGTGAAATTCAAATCC